TGATGACCGAAAGCTTGGTAGTTTTAAGAACTATCCATCCCATAGAGGTTCCCAAAACTCCGAATTTGTCCAAATTCATCACTCTGGCAACTTCTTTTGCACTTACAATTCCCATTTAAATTTAAGGGGATTAAAACGAATTGTACACACTAGATAAATATATTTTTGTTCAATTTATCCAGTGTTTACGCGCCTTCTCATAAGATTAGGCGCTTTTTTATTTTTTGTACGAAATGTGCATTTCTGCTATTTAACTACCATTTGAGTACCATTTAAACAGGCGGGCATTTACAGCAACTTCCATTATTGGTAAAGGCAGTATTCATTTTTTGTCGAAAACTTCCATACAGCCGCTAAAATAAGGGATTTTAAGCGATTCCTGCGGCGCGCTCCACTCCTAAATTACCCTACTGATCAGTACCCCTCTGGGAGGGCTTTATTTTATTGGCCTCAATGGGGCATTTTAACAAATGCGGTTACAATTGGGGTTACAATTGGGGTTACAAAATCAACAAAAAATGGGGGTTTTCCCCTATACAAGTAGACTAAAAACAGGCGAAAAGGATATAAAATAGGGTTTAAAGTGGGGGTTATTCCCCATTTTTTACAAGAAGAAAAAAAATAAAACGCTTATTATTAAGCGCTTACAGAATTAATGTAAAATTTGTGTGTGGAGAATGTACCTACCGCATCGCATTTATACGGATGCTGGCCTTGACAATTGCCATAGCTCTTACCTTATCCAGGTGTACATCTTTTGGCTGGTGGTGCCGGTTTTCGCTTACCAGCTTTATATAATCTTCGCCTTTTTCGCTTTTGTGGATCCACTTGACAGAAACGTATTCCTCCCCGTCAACGTCCAGGCTTATTAAATACATCTCCCCGTAAAAGATACCTTCCCTTATATCCTGAAGTTCTTTATACATAACGATATCTCCACTTTTCAGGAGCGGATACATACTATCTCCCACGGTAAAAACCGCGCCATCGCATTTAGGCAAATTTGGTATACTAATGTGATCTATGGGCTTGGAGTCTCCAGTGTGTTGAAATAATTCTACTAAACCTGCGGTTGCCTCCAGGCTATACAAGGGAATCAGTTGAGTAGAAACATTATTATCCGTTCTTAATTTATATACTTTCGTTGGCTCGTCTACCTTAGTAACGGTCATCTTTTTTAAGTCTGAAGTTGGATCAAATACCGAATTGAGGTCAAAATGGCTGTTTAGCAGAAAATCTATATACTTATTCGGGATAAATTTTTTGTTTCCGGCCTCCAAATTGGATACATCCTTTTGAGTAACACCCACCTTTTCGGCGAACTGTGTTTGGTTAAGCCCAAGTAATTCGCGGGCTTCCCTGATCTTATCAAATGTATTCATAAAATTATCCAAAAAAAGTATATTATTATTTTGAGCTTTATACCGTTTTAGTATATATTTGTTCCACTGGTAAGAACAAATGTAGACAAAAAAATGAAAGCCTCTTTTAACGAATCTGAAAAAATCCTTCTCCGTGGCCAAGCGGCGAAGTTGGCAGCTAAGCACTTATGCAGCCAGAAATATGTCAAGCTTATCATCAATGGAGAGCGAGACGTAAAATCCAAGCTTTCCCGAAAAGTCCTTGCAGATCTACTTGCCCTAATCGAATTACTAAGCCCCCAATCTTCTAAAGATAAAAAGTAATATGACTGAATTTTATAATAACACCTTATGCGTACACGCGGGCTGGCTAATTGACGAGGATATTATATCTCAGTCAAATTACAAGCTTCTTTCCTTCCGCAATGCGCTTAATGTGATCCGCCGGGGTTGTAGAAATACGCCCGCCCTCGTGGAGTATGATAGTATACCAGACCGATTTAAAAAGCAAATTGTTAAGAAAGTTGGTGACCCTTATAAGGCCACAAAGCACATCCATTTCAAAGACTACCTAAAGCAAGATGTTGAGGCCATTGAATTTTATAACAGGTATACTATTCCCGACGGCTCCGCTCTTCCAGAGGATCGTAAAAAAGAATACGCAGCAAATGCGGCCATTTTAAATGCTATAGATGAAATTATTAATAATAAGCTGGCTAAGCGAAAAGCCCTCGGAACTACCAAAACGAAGGTTTGGCAAAAGCTTGCAGAAATTATAGCAGATCTACCCCTGCACGAATGGCCGCACAAGCTGCCTAAAAACGCCCGCCGCCTTAAAGAGAAATTTTACGATTACAAAAAAGAGGGTTACCAGGTATTGATCCACTCCGGCTTTTGTAACACCAATTCCGAAAAAATTAATGACGATGCTAAGGAGTGGCTTATTGCCCGCTATTCCGATCCGGTTGATAAAGTGGCTAACATTGATCAGCTGTGGAGGGAATATAATTTTAAGGCAAAGCGGGAAGGCTGGAAGCAACTGAAGGATGACCGCACAATTTTTATTTTCCTTCATCAGCCTGAGGTTAAGTCCTACTGGTGGGGCTTCCGCTACGGCGAAACCAAAGCCAAGGAAAAATTTAATTTATCCCTTAAGACTAAACTTCCCTCAATGCGTGACAGCCTTTGGTATTCAGACGGTACCAAGCTTAACTATTACTACCTCGACGCAAACGGAAAAATGGCGACCTGCCAAGTATATGAAGTAATGGACGCACATTCAGAGGTTTTACTTGGCCACCACATCAGCAAAACAGAGGATTACGAGGCGCAATATTATGCTTACAAATTAGCCGCCCAAACTTCAGGCCACCGGCCTTATCAAATTGGATTTGACGGCCAAGGAGGGCACAACAAATTAAAGGCCGGCCAATTCCTTACAAAGATGGCAAGACTTTCTATCAAGACGCAGCCCTACAACGGTAAATCAAAAACCATAGAGAACGCTTTTGGAAGGTTTCAGGCGCAATACCTTAAGCGGGATTGGTTCTTTACCGGTCAAAACATTACCGCTAAAAAAGAGGAGAGCAAAGCCAATATGGAATTTATCCTGGCAAACGTGCAAAACCTTCCAACCCTCGAAGAAATTAAAGAAATATATGCCAAAAGGCGCGAGGAGTGGAATGCTGCCCCACACCCTAAAACCAAGCAGCCCCGTATTGATATGTACCTGAATAGCGAAAACCCGGAGGCTCCAAAATTAGAATGGTACGAAATGGTAGACCTATTCTGGATCCTTCGCGATAAGCCTTCTACTTATACGGCTGCCGGTATCAGCTTTCAGGAGAAAAAAGTGGCCTACGATTATGTGGTTTACAATGATGACCGCAGCGTAGATATGGAATTCCACCGTAAGAACATCGATAAGAAATTTTACATCCGCTTTGACCCGGATGATATGAGCAGGATTTGCCTATATGAAAAAACTGCCCTTGGTCTGCGCTTCGTGAGAGAGGCCGAAACTAAAGTGGAAGTTTCCAGAGGTCGCCAGGAGGTGGACGAGTTCCAAGATAAGTTCATTAAGGATATTCTTGCGGCCAATAAGCAGATGCGTGTGGATATGCGGGATGAAACGGTGGCCATTCAGGAACGCCATGGCGCCACGGCCGAGCAAAGAGGCCTTAACTCTCCAAACATCAAAGGTATTGAGAGCAGCCGCCGCCAGAAGGCAGCCAAGAACGGTACCAAAGTAAGAACTATTGAAATCGGACAGTACCAGAAGCAGCTAAGTAATGTTGTGGCCGGTGAGGACGATGAGGATATATACGATTTAATGTAAAACAAACAGCCCCCGGTTCTCAGGTGAGAGCGTGAACCGGAGGCCTAACATCAAAAACCCAAAATTATGACAAACCAGAACAAAGAACAAATCGTTTTAGAGCTTGAGCGCTACGTTGCGCGTTACGATTCCCAAAATCAGGCGGCCAACACTTTAACCGGCGTTTCCTCCGCCACCATTAGCCAGCTTATAAACCGCAAGTGGGATAAGGTCAAAGACGAGATGTTTAGAAATGTAGCTGCCCAAATAGGCTACAACCCAAACCGTTGGGAGGTAGTAGAAACCCGAGACTTTAAAACGCTTACCAGGTTACTTACAGACGCCCAGCAACACAGCAATGTATTTGCGGTTACTGGAGAAGCCGGAAGCGGTAAAAGCCTGGCAATTCGCCAGTACGCCAATACCCACAAACGCGCTCACTTACTCCAGTGCAATGAATATTGGAACCGCAAGTATTTCCTTGCTGAACTTCTTACAGCAATGGGGAGGGATTACAGCGGCCTTACAGTGGCCGAAATGATGATGGAGGTAGTTAGACGCCTCAAGGCTCAAGAAAGCCCCTTAATCATAATGGATGAGGCCGATAAACTAACAGACCAGGTGCTTTACTTCTTTATCACCCTTTACAACCAATTGGAGGATCATTGCGGAATTGTGCTGGTGGCTACAGATCACCTGGAGAAACGAATTAAAAAAGGTCTTCGCCTCAACAAAAAAGGTTACAAAGAAATTTACAGCCGTATAGGCCGCAAGTGTATAGAGCTTAAAGGCGTAGGATCTACAGACATTACCCAGGTATGCGCTGCAAACGGAATCACTGACCGTAAGGATATCAACGAAATCATAAAAGACAATGAGGGCGATATGCGCCGGGTAAAGCGCAAAATTCACGCCCTAAAGAACCGTAAAAAAGCGGTTCAGGATTGGAACGAGGCGCCCCACTCGCAAACAGGGATCCCTCGTAGCGAAATGTTGAATTAATAACCCCCCAAACCCCCTTTAAATGCCCCTTAAACGCGCTATCTCGGTTGACGAGATGTATAAAATGAAATTTATTGAAATGCCTTTTGAAGGCGAATGGCACCACAGCTTTGGAGACCCGGAGCGATCCGGGGTTTGGCTTATATGGGGAAACTCAGGTAACGGTAAAACCTCCTTTGCAATGCAGGTAGCCAAATACCTCTGCCAGTTTGGGCGGGTGGCTTACAACACACTGGAGGAAGGTGCCCGCAAAAGTTTCCAGCTTGCCCTAAAGCGAAATAGTATGCACCAGGTGGCTAAAAAGTTCATAATTCTAAGTGAGGGTATGGACGATCTGAAAAAGCGCCTGGAGAAAAGGAAGAGCCCTGATATTATTATTATCGACTCCTTCCAATACAGCGGCCTTACCAAACTGGAGTATAAGAACCTAAAAGCCCAATTTCCAAACAAGCTATTCATTTTCATTTCCCACGCTGAAGGTAAACAGCCTGAAGGCCGGGCGGCAAAATTCGTGAAGTACGACGCCGATATAAAGATAAACGTAGAAGGCTACCAGGCTTTTATCCTTAGCCGGTTTGGAGGCGGCGAACCTTTTGTAATCTGGGCGGAAGGTGCCGCCGAATATCACGGTAAAATCAAACCTTAATCAATATGAAAGTAAATATCCCAACCCTGCTGGAAATGACCGGCAATATTTATGAGAAGATGGTAATTAACCACTATCACCAATGGTGCAGCTTACAGAGCTGCGACGATGTAGATTGCCAGAAGCTTCTGGCTAATAAAAAGCTTTTTAACTGGTGGCTTATCCAGTATAACCAACTTCAGGAAAAGTTTGCCCGTCGTGCTGTAGATTTTTACGGAAAGGCGGATAAAGAGACAATGCGAAAATACCACGCTGAGACAGTGGCACAAGTGCAGGAGTTTTACTGTAAACCATTGATTAAGGCCGCGCGAAAGCATCAACCAATAACCCCCCAATACAACTAATCTATGGAAGAATTACAACAAAGAATTGAAGACCTCCAGGAGGTTGCGGCCTGGTCAAGGGCAAACGGTGGTTTAACTACCGGTCAAATTATTTGCCTGCACCAGGAGCGAGCGGGTTGCCTTCGCCAAGTCGCGGCCATTGAAAATGATTCCCCATACCAGGTAATCGTGGGGTATAAGATCCCGGAACACCTGGAGCAAAAAGTTAACCACATCCTCCGGGTAATTAAAGATACCGGCTGGAAGAAAGAAGAAATTAAGTATTAACCAACCCCCTGTGATATGAATAGACTTGAAGCAATTGCAAAAAACCAATTAAGCCATTGGGTGAAAAAAGGCCACCAGACGACTCACTACACTTGCCCTCACTGCCGCGGGCAAGTAGAAATTAGAAAGCCAGAACCAAATATGGTACCGCCCAGAGGCTTCTGGCAAAAAGTAAAAGAATGTTACATCTGCCACGGCCTTACGATCGTAAAAACGTGGCCAACAGGCAAAACCGAAACTGAATGAAAACCCAGGAAATAATTGTAAACGAACCCGAAATTTTAAACCCAATGACTCAGACAGTAGACATCAGTAAATTATCAGCTGCCGAACTTAAGGCAGAGCTAAAAAGACGCGAAGCCGCAATACAGGAAGACCGAAAAGCTTACAAAGAATTGGTTAATGAGACTGTTCCCGGATTGATTAAGCACCTTAAGTGGATTTCTGAAATATTACAAACTGCGAAGGTGGGCACCTTTAGAGGGGTTACAGATCTAATGGAGCTCAAGGAGAAAGCCTACGGAATTAAAGACGAACAAAGGTCGCACACCTTCACTACCGAGGAAGGCGACAGTATAACTCTTGGAGTAAGGGTAAATGACGGCTGGGATGATACTGTAGGATCCGGCATTGCCAAAGTAAACAAGTTTCTTGAATCTAAGGCCAAAGACGAGGATTCCGCACTGCTGGTTAAAACTATAAACAGGCTTCTGAAAAAGGATGCAAAAGGCAACCTTAAAAGCAGCCGGGTTGTGGAGCTTTCAAACCTTGCAGAGGAATTTGATGATCCAGAATTTTCTGACGGTGTACGCATTATTAGGGCGGCTTATAAGCCAGTGGAAAGTGTTCACTTTATTGAAGCCACCACAAAAAGTATAGAGGGCAAAGATGAAAGTATACCGCTTGCCATTAGCTCAGTGAAGTTTCCAGAAGGTACAGAAATTCCATTTTTTGAAACTAAACTATAAATATGCTGCCCCCCAGAATTCAGCAAATGATTAATGACCAAACAGCAAGTATAAATTATCAAACCATAAAAACCCCCCGCAAAAATGAGTGTACAGATCAACCAAGTAACTCCGGGCGAAGTATTAAGCGTAAACGGCAAAGTAGTGCGCAAGAATATGGACGGCAACTGGATATCCAACCAGGAGCTTAACAGTGCCGAGGAGAAATTTTTAAACGAGTACCTGGTAATGAGTGAGATTGCCACGGCACCGGTTAAAGCAACCTTTGAAGTGTAACTATGGAAAATCCCTTTGAGACCTTCAAATGGCAGCGCGAAAAAGCCGAAAAGGCGCTGCAAGCGGCTAAAGCTCTGGAAGCTGAAAAAACGAAAAACGGCGCGCGCTACCAGAGAACGGACTCAAAGACCTGGGTTCTGGCCAAGATCTAACCAAGCGGCTCCTTATGCTACCCTCATCAATGCGGGTAGCATAAATAAGCCGGCAGACTTATAAACCTCTTATATAAGCCTACAGACTAATGAAAGCAAACAAACATCAAAAGCAGTATATCTACAAGCTTTGCTCCTATAACAAGGATATAAAGGAAGAATGGGTGCAATGGGCTACCGGTGACAGCTCCAAAACCAGCACCAACGATTTAAGCTTTGACCAGGCAAACGCCATTATTAAACAAGCCGGTGGCACGCCAGTAACTCAAAAAGGTAAAATTGATAATTGGGCATACTTCAATAAGAACAACGGCAAGCATAAATACATCCTTAGCCTTTGCCGCCAACTTAACTGGCAAACGCCAGACGAGACCTACGGAAAGGTAGTAGATCTTAACCGCCTTAGTGAATGGCTCAAGAGCGATAAAAGCCCGGTAAAGAAACCTCTCCAAAAGATGAAGCCGGCCGAGCTCAGCAAAGTAATCACTGCCCTGGAGAATATCATTAAATGGGAGTATTCAAAATGAAAGATTGCACCCACCCCAACGAGCCGGTAATAAAAGTACTTGGCGCCAATTGTACCTGCGAAGTAACGGTACTTATCTGCCCCGACTGTAAAAAACATTTATCTGAACCTGTAACCGACTGTTAATGCATAGTTGTCCAAGATGTTATCAAGCTTGCTATTGCTCTGGGGATATTGACGATATCCCGGTAATGAAAGAAAGCTGGGTTGTAAAAAACTGCCAGTGTGATTGCGATTATTTAGAGGAAGACCCAGAAGCGTGGGAGTTAGAATTTGTTTGCTGCAGTAGCTGTGATCTGTCAGATGCCTGTTCAGATTTTGGCTGCGCCGTAGAGCAAGGATTAAAAGAACCGGAAACCTATTAACTATGAGCTTAAAAAATTATACAACAAATGAATTAGAGCTTGAGCTACAAAGAAGGGGTAAACACACCACCAAAGGAACCTGCCCAAGCTGTAGAAAATGGCCAATGACCTTTAAACACTATTCCGGGTGGGGCGAAAAATGGCACTGCGACGGCTGTAATAGGACGGTTGAAAATTGCACCTGTAGCAGAATATGACATACCAGGCCAAATACAAGGAAAATAAGCGCCTTTTAGAGGCTTTTGTGGCGTATCTGGAACATTGTACCAGCTACGAGCAGAAACTGAAGCTTAGCACCGAAATAGGCCGATTAAATGAGCAAAACCAACAAATTGAGAAAATGGAGTTTGCCCATACCAAAAAGGATATATCCGATTATACAATAACCGTAAACGCAATATTATGAAAGCAGTATACCTCATTTTAATAATCCTCACCGCTATTATTGCCAATTTTTACCCAGACAGTCTAAAATACCTGGTGGGCGGCTGGTGCTCCGTGGGAATATATAACCTCACCCAAAAGGACGATGAAAGTAAGCCTTAAAATTAAATCCCGGCACGTGGTGGTAGCTCATAAATTGTTAACCAATATTGAGTTTTCCGGCATTCTTACTAAAGAGGAGAAACTTCATAAAAGCCTTTTCCAACAAGTATTTCTAAAAATCGCCAAGAAGTCACTGGAGGTACAAATGAACCCCGATGATAAGCCTGTTAAATTCAATCTTCAATACCACGAAGCCTACGAACTGGAGCAGCGCCTGCAAGACGTGTATTTTGACACCGAGCAGGACAGCTACGAGCGTAACGCCGTATCAATTTTAAAAGATCAATTAAACCAAAAATTAGCATAACGAATGGACGAAAAAGTAAGAAGTAAAATTGCCAAGGTTTACGAATTGGTAAACCGGGGAGAAAATGGAGAAAAGGTGGCCGCCGATGCAGCCTTAAATAGGTTGATGAAAAAGTACAACCTCGACGAGGAGTATATTAAAAACATCAATAAGCAGGATTACCGGTTTAAGTATTCTTCCAATATGGAGCTCTGGTTATTCAGCCAGTTAAAAGAATACTTTTTCACTGATAAGGAAATTGAGCTATTTCGAGACACATACGGCGCCAGGGATATTGTAGCAAAACTGGAGTATTTAGATTTTGTAATGCTCTCCAGCGCTTACGAATACTTCAGGCGGCACATGAAGGCGCAGTTTAACAAAATATGCGTTCCTAAAATAAACAGGTGTAGAACGGCTAAAACCCGAAAAAAGCGCCGGGAAGAATTACAAAACCTCTTTTTCTCCAGGTATATCATTGCCAGCAAGATCTACAGAAGCGACCAAGTAAGAAAAATTGATACCTCAAAATTATCTGAAAAAGAGCTGCGAGACAGAATGGCATTAGATGGAATAAAAGGAGGAGATTTTAAAACCCAAGTATCAACCGGATTATATCTTGAACAATGAGTGAACAATTTACAACCTACACCGTAACCGGAAAGGGCTCTAACATTGTATGGCTCTTTAAATACCGTTTAAACGGCCTTTTAGCCAAGTTCGAACTCCTGGAGGGTGAGCTGGACGATAAGCAAGTAAACTGGCTTTTTATAAAGGGAAAATTCCCGTACAAGGAGCAGCAAATTAAGGGCTGGAAGGCAATTAGCAACTTTGATATAAAAGTTGGGGAGCCAAAGCTTGATTTTGAAACCTTCTGGGCGGTTTATTCAGTCAAGCAAAAGAGAACCGTGGCCGAGAAGCTTTGGGAGAAGCTTTCTAAAAAGGACAAAATTGAAGCCCTCAAGGCCATACCACGATACAATAACTGGCTGGCTCACAAAAACGGGATCCAAAAGCAGCTGCCCGATACCTTCCTACGCCAACAAAGGTGGCTCGATAATTTTAATGAACTGTAATATTAACCTCTAACCTTAAACTGATGCAAACATTTTTAGAAAACACAGAACTTCATTTTGAAATGACCGTTAAGAACGCCGAAAAGTGGCCGGACTCATGGAATGAAAAATTAGAAAAAACAAGGCGGTACGAGGCACCTTCAACTAATGAGGAGGCCATTGAAACTGCTAAAAACATTATTGAAGATTTTAATTCAAGCTTAAGACGAGGAGAACCGGCCAGAATATTAATAAATGTTCAAAGGGTGGAGACAAAAGTTATTGATTTGATTAATCAAAATCCCTATGAGGGAATTAACGAAGATTGCCTGGTTGAGTGCGTAAGCTGTGATAAAAAAGTAGATATGGAAAGTGCCGCGGAAGATTCTGATTCTAATTACTTCTGTAGTGAGTGTTATGAAGTGTTAGCTCCTGTAATGAAGGCAGAATACAATGAATTGGTTGAAAAAGGCGAAATTGAAAAACCCGATAATGCTTAATATTGGCTCCATAGCCGATAATTATATTGATCAAATATTGAATTATTATGATAGATAAAGACTACTTGGACAGGTTAAAGGAGGAGGATTATATTGCCTGGGATAGCTTAGTAAATGACCCGATGGTTGTGGGTAATGATTCTGGTACGGGCTTAATATTTTCCGTTATTGTGATTGTTTTAATAGCCTGTATAATTGCCGCTTTTATTTTATAGTTAACTGGAGGGGATTTTTCCCTCTTTTTATTTAAAAGGAATTCAGTAACTTAGAAACTTCAATTTTAATAATATCAAGAATGTCAGAGCAAACAAAAACAATCTACAACTTAGAACTTCACGAAGAATTAGAACTAAATCAACTTTTGAAGGTCATAAGGGTACCTGGCGGATGGATTTACAAAAATTTTGAAATGGTTCTCATTCCGGGAAAATTGTCAGTTAGAAAAACCTTGATTGATAGCTGTTTTGTTCCTCTTACCAATGAAGGAAAACCTAAAAAGAATTCTTCTAGTGTAAATGTAGAACCATCAGTCCATTAGCCATGAAAAAATTACTACTTATCATTTTCCTTGCAACTGCCGGTACCCTTTTTGCCCAGGCAGACCTGCCCGAAAATACACCCGCTTTAATTAATGAGGCTCAATACTTACTCAAGGAGGATCCCACTTCTTTAGAAGGCCGCAAATTGCTCCGCATTGCCCTGGAGAGCGAACCTAATAACGAGCAAGCAAATTACCTGCTGGCTAATTCTCATTTAACTGCCGGCGCCAGCCATATAGTTAAAGGATATATTTCAAAGGCCATAACCGCCAATCCTGAAAATATAGACTACCGGTGGATCCGGGCACGTTGCAACTTAACCAGCGCCGCCTCTATGGAAGATTTTGCCCAGGCAATTAGAGACCTTCAATTTATGGCTGAGAATGGAGCCGGTACCGCAAAGGTTTATGCAAACCTTGCACTTGCCGAGCGTGAACTTGCCCGCGAATGGAAATATAAGACTGTGCCGGCAAATAAGACCTGGACAGATGATAAAAGCAAGCAGGAGACCATTGCCACCACGAACTTAAAAGAAGCTCTTACACACTATGAAAAAGCGAAAGCCGCGGCAACTAAAGCAATAGAGCTGGAGCCGGAATATTCTGCTAAAATAAGTGTCCAGGGAATTGAGCAAGAAATTGAAACTCTAAATAATAAATGATGAGAGACTTTTTAATATTTTACGCCTATAGGGAAATGAAACCAAGCGGCGAAACCAAATTTGCGAACTTTATAATGGAGGCCGCAGCCTTTCCAGATAAGAACTACGTCAAAGAGAACTGTTTGAAAAACATGCAACAAATCGCGGGTAAACATCGCTTTGAAGGAATTACCGGAATGGTTGAAGTCCATAAAGCTGAAGTTCCTTCTTACGAATAGAATTAACACCTAATTAACAACAAAGCCCCTCTTAGTAGGGGCTTTTTTAATTCGCCTTGCGCCGTATTAACAAACTGTATACATTTGTTTTATCCTTTTTAACACATGGCAAGAGATCTACAATTACACCAGAGGCGTAAACAAAAAATTATTGCTTACTTCACCAAGCTTGATAAAATGCTGGAATTTGGTGTAAAAAAGCATACCACTGTTTGGTGCCTTAATCAAACCGCCGACCACTTCGATTTAAAGCCTAAAACCGTTGAAGGCTACGTTTACGGTAAAAATCAGATGTCGTATAACTGATTGCCGGCATCCGGTACCGGGTCCTTTTCTTTTACAACTTCCACCTGCATATTATCAAATTTCAAGCTTTCAAAAATTGCCTGGGCTGATGCATCGTTTACGCTGCATTCATAACGCTGAACGTACAAAAGGTTCGCGGTTCCAGTCTCCACCGGGCTAAAGCCCGTCCTCCTCATTTCACTAAAGTACTGGCCGTGGCTTCCGTGGTAACAGGCATTTATCCTGGTTAAAAGATCAAGGAATGCCAGCGCCTTGCCCTGCCGCTTACTTCCTCGTTTTGTCTCTGCAAAGGTTTCATAGAAAAGATATATTTCTACCTGGAGGCGAAGCTGCTGTATTTTTTCGCCCTGGTCATCAGTTTCCAGGATCCTGTAAGAAAAGAAAACCGCCGGGCTCCTGAAGGGCTGCTCCTCGGCTAAAAATCCCACCTGCTCACTCCACAGGTCAACGTGCTTAATTTCTGCAATATTATCTGTTATCCTTTTCTCGTGCTCCAGGTACAGCTCTTTTAAATTTTCCATTATTAATTAGAGTTTAAATGGCTTTTAAACCGGTTGGTAATTGCCTTAAATAGTAAATCTTCTATATGCTTATTAAAGGTTACCGATTCCCCCATATATTGCCGCTGTGGCATTCTAAAGGAAAAGGCCTTTTTCTTGGTAAGCGCCATTGCTTTAAATTTCTCGTCTTCGGTACGGTGGTACATAAACCAGAAGTATTTACGCATTTTCTTGGTAATTGGAATGTTTACCATACCACCCTCGTTATGTATTTCTGCGTGCTTAGCCGTAGCCGATGCAACAACCCGCTGCGGGTTGCTTTCGGTTATCTTTACGGAATCCCGGAGCTGTGCAGATTTAACCAGGATTGCCCGGCCGGGGTCGGCATCGTCTTTTCTACCCTGCCAGGCAGTAAAGCCGGTATCGGTAAATCCCTGCTTTTCAAAATTGCTCATTATAAAGTTGATCATTTCAACCTCGGCAATCGTTTGGGCATCCTTTATTAGATCCGCTCCAATTTTCTTAAAATCAGGTAAGTTGTTAGGCATTTTAATTTTTTTGTATATTTGTACCAACACACGGGGGCGCGAGGGCGAAAGCTATCAAGCCCCCTCCCTTTTTATTTAAGTAGGTCCTCCAGTTTTTTGTAATCTCTTTTAATTATTTCCTCCCGTACGATTTCAGCGGCATTTTGCTTATAGGTAAAAAATACGCTGGATATCTTTTTGCCGCGCTCCGGGCTGATTCTATTATTAAGCTCTTTCTTTAAAACTTCAAAATTTGGCTTTTTAATGTTATCCAGGTTCAGAACCACAGAATAGCTTTTTTCACTTCCCATTTGCTCCTTAGCTTTCCGAAAGGCGTTTGAAACCCCTTTGTTTGACTTCAAGTTTTTAAGGTCTGCCACCCTGCCGTTAATCTCCAGTTCCGGGTTTTTGGTTTTTTGAAGTATAGAGGAGTTCACGTGTGGCCGTATTTTCACATTAACCCCAAGCTTATCTACCATAATTTTACCGGTATCAATATTTGCCTTAAAATCTTTAGGATCTGCCCAGACTGATCCCTCAAGCTTGGCCTTTCCTTTCGAGTAGATTTGCTCATACATAGGCTCGGCAATCTTAAGGTTTTCAAAGCCTGAACGCACTTTTTTAACTTCTTTCGGAGGAAATATAAAATAAGGGTGCTCCTCGTCAAATACGTTGCCTTTCTTGCCTACGTTATTATGAAAGCCCATTGTAGGATCCCCCTCCGGCGTTCCCCTGGTTACCGGTTTATTTGTCTGTATTACATAGCACCTGCAATTCCAGCCATTAGGAGGATACCACTTATCCCAAAACTTATCGTCAACCGCTTTTATAACATCATCAACGGCGTCGTGGTCATCCCTTACCCGGTCATCTTTGGCCGTTTTATATTGCAGGTTAGGGTAAACCCCTTTCTGGCCTTCATATTTAGCCCATTTCTCGGCCTGTGCGGCCGCACGCTGTGAGGTTTGGTACTCAGTCCTTAAATAGTTCTGGTTGTACTGCTCGTTAAGCTTTAGCGCTTCTTTACGGAATTCTGAGAAGCTTCTCGGCTCCCCGTCTTCTCCCTGAAGTAGAAAGTTGAGTTTTGCAGTTTGCTGGTAGGTTTTAGCACCAGAGAACTTGTACAGGTTCTGTCTTAGCTCCAGTTTACGCTCGGCGTTGGAATCGTAGTTGTAAAACTCCTTACCATAACCAGAACCGGCCGCCTCAGATAGATCTTTATAAGTTTGCCTTACCAGGTCTTCATTGAAATCGGCACCTTTAATTTTTCCTTCGTGTAGATCCTTGGCCAGCTTCTCAATTAACCGGGTATAATTGCTTAGTTCTACCGCCTCCATATTAAAGGAGTCGGTAGATAACAGCTTTTCGGTGTAATAGGTAACTATCTCCTTAGAGATTAAGGCGTTTAAATCTTGCTTCTGGTTGGCCTTTTTTTTTTCGCCTTCATTTGGAGGCGTGGGAGAATTAGGATTAACAGCTTGCTTAAATTCAGTAATAGGAATACCGGTCTGCTCTGTAAGATATTTAATATCTACCTGGTACCCGGCACTGGATAATTTTACCACCGTCTCAATTAATTCCTCTGGAGTAAGCTCCTTACTTTCGTCCCAATCAAATTTGTAATTACTAATGCCTTTATAGGCGGGGCTGATCTCCTCCAGTCGCCAAAGCAGCTCGTCATTAATTAAATAACTTATATCTGTCTTATCGGCCTCGTGCCTGTCATCGGCCACGTCCTGCATAACCCTGAGGCTTCCATAAGTGCCGGCATTTTCGTTTGAGTTGGTGGTACCGTCTTGCCCGAGGATCCCTTTACTCATTTCGGAATTCATCCTTTGAATGAGCTCATCAAAAATTGCCTTGGCATTTCCACCCTGCACCTGCATCGTCTCAATCTTCTCATTGCCTTGCAATACCGCCCAATGGTTATTAACCATTGAGGCCATCATTTCGGCTAATTCTTTGTGCCTGGTATCGCTAAAACTATCGGTGGTAACCCAACGTGGAGCTATCCCATATTTTTCGCAGAATTCCAGCCACGCGGCCTTTGCAAATTTCTTGGCAAGCGCGTCCGGTGCCACATCCTCCAGAATACCTAAATCATTATTGGTACCCACCTGGATATAATAGGGCTCATAAATTCCCTCCTTGTACGGATAGCCGGTTTCATCTCCCACCTCTTTGACAATTAAGCCCTCAGTAAAAAGTACATTTTCTGAAGGTATGTAATTGGTGGCCTTTAGCTGGAGCGTTTCAGGATCTAAATCCCAAAGCTCAATTACAGAGGATCCCCAAAATTTAGCTTTCATGGAATGGTAAAGGAACCTATTAAACCATTGGGCTTTAAAAAGCTTCTGCAGGTCTGTATTTTCCGTTCCGTTAATATCTGTCACCTTGAACTTGGAACCCATTATTTTGAGGATCCTGGTTTGGATATCGCTCTTTAAGTGTAGGTCTCGTGTAATGGAGCGGTAAACGTCCATTAAGGGTGCCCGGTTTGGGTTTTCTGCCAGCGAGGCAAGTTCTACGGCATCCTTCCACTTTTTAAGGTTTTGAACGCTTAAAGATTGGCTTTTTGGAAGTATTATGTTTGAAGGCCTATTTTGCCTGGTTTGGTTGTATTGCCGGCCTATTCTGCTATTTTGTGCCATAACTATAAATAATTATCGGAATTTGTTGAATTACCCCATAAAACCTGTTTTTGCTCTGGCTCCTCAACTTTGGGTAAATTCGGGTTTTCATTGCCGTCCCTTACATCGTCAAGCCACTGCATTACTTCTTTGTAATCGTCTTTAAAATCTGTAGGAACTTTGCGCGCGGCATTTCTACGAATAAGGCGGTACACTACAATGGCGCTCATTGCCCAAATAATTAAACCTCTCCCGGTATAGGGTGCATCAGAGAAGATAATGGCCACGTCGTAACGTTTGGCCAGCTTACTTTTTACCAAAGCAATTGCCTGCTTTTCTATGCTCTGGAGGGCTTCGATATCCTCCTGCTCACTTTCGTCTATATAATCCTCGAAAACCCGGCTCTCCAGGTCGTCTCTTGTTAAAAAATCTAATACCATTAGTACACGTGTTTGCGTTCAATTCTGCCGGTTAAAATGCTTCCTTTTTTTCCGGAATAAATATGTTTACTTAAGGTGCTAATTGCGCCCTCGTCTGCATCGGGTGCATCGTCGTGGCCTTTGTAATTTGGCTCAATACCTAACAGCTGAGCTTTACCCACCAAGGTGTCCTGGTGAGATTTTAATTTTTCATTGTAGAAGATCCGGCCGTTTTGGTAGTATGGATGCAAAGAAAGGATCCTGTAGTACTTTCTGCCTTTGGGGTTATCCACCTGGCGAAGCCTTAAATCTAAATCGTGCGCGTCCTGAGCCTCGGTTATAGTTCGTTGCACTTCATCATTCCAAAATTGCGCCTCATACTGCCAGTTTATAATTACCCCGTTTGGTAATCCTTTTTGAAAGTCGCACATATAATTAAGCGCTGCCCTCATTTTGGTTTTTTTGACAAAGCAGTGAATGAGATAAAACTGCCGTTCCTTAAGTCCCCAAATTCTTACCGCATTATAATCGGCGGTAGCGGTTCCTGCATAGGCGATATCCCAATGCGCTACAATGTGCTCAAAGTGATCTATGCGGGGGAGCTTAGCCCACTGCATTTGCTCCTCTGTAAAAATCTTACCTTCTACGTGCGGCTCCTGGTTGTATTCCGCCTGTACTGCTAAAACTCCAAGTTCCTCCTCCAGTTCCTTAAAATAGGTATCGCTGTATTTTTCTGGCCAGCTCGGCTTATAGGTTACCGCGTCATAAGCTTTTATGTGGTGCACCTTCCATTTTGGGTGGCGATCCTGGAGCTTCTTTTGGATCATTACCGGAGCAAAGGCGTTGTTTGCATATACAAAGCGCCTGGTTGCACCGTCCATAGTTGGTAAAAGGTGCTTTTCCACCCATTCCACCACCTCGTCTTGCCTACGCTCGTTTTTAGTGGTGGCCGCCGTTTCGCAGTCATCCATTACAATATAATTTGGTCTCAAGGTTTTGACCCTTAAACCCCGGCAGCTTTGCCCCATACCTAATGCCTGGCCAATAAAGCCGCCTTTGGTCATATAAAACCCGTCCTCCCAGCTCCCCAGGTTCTTTTGCTCCCCATGGTCGGCAATTATCTGTGGGTTGTTTTCCCACTCCAGGCGAAGATCTTCCAGCAGCTGGCTTGCCTTATCATAGCTATTACCCACCAGTACCATATAAACCTTTTCCCCTCTTAGCCATAGCCAGAAAGGAATTAGGATATCGCTGACAACCGACTTTGCAAGACCGCGACCCCACTCGGCAAATGCTTTGGCCGTTAAATTTTTGGAGAGATAGTTGGCCAGCTCTATATGGAAAGAAGCCGAGGGGCTGTCTGCGTAGTGTGGAAAGTATCGTTTTACGGTCTTGGCAAAGTCTTTTTTACACGCCTGAATAGCCGCTTTGCGTTCCTCCGGTGATTCATTGGGGTTTACGCTCCCGGAGTTACGAATGAGGTTGATCTTTTCAAGGATCCGCTTTTGCGCTATTTTATCGGCCTGCTTCATCTTTTGCCGAAAAAATTCTTTATTGCTTTTTCCTCCTTGACCTTGAGGCTAAAAAACTTCTTCTTTGCCTCAGTTGTTAAGATTCTATTTTCTACGGTATGGTTAATTTTGTTTTCCCGGAAATCATAAAAAATACCGGTAATAACTTTAACCCGCCACTTGCCGGGTTCCAGTCTCTTTTCCTGGACTATCTGACCAATTGCAAAGCCGCATCCTTTCTTAAGCAGGTGCGCTCCTATTTCCATTTGCCATTGTTTCAGGCCTGCCCGTCGCCATAAGAGGCTTAATATCTTTTTAAACATAGTTTTATCGGTGATTAAGTGCTATTGAATTGATGTGATCCTCGAAAAAGTCCAGGATAGCAGGCCGCATTTTGTTAGGTACCTTTTCCAGCATTGCGCCCATTATCTGCTCGGTAACATTTATGTACACGTTGTAAGGAATGCGGTGGTCTTTTTCAAAGTTCTCCTTTGTCTTATTCAGTTTTGCAATTGCATCCACCAGGCTAATCTTTTCTTTTGCCCTTTCCTTTTTATATTCTGCCAGCTGCTTCTCGTCCAGGCCGCTTAAGTCCTCGTCCTCACTTTCAATTTGTATAGCCCTTTCGGTATAAATATTAATGAGCTGGTTAATATTTTCAATTCCCGATTTTAAGGAACTCATTGCGGCAGCGCGGCGTTCTTTCCAGCCGTATTCATCCACCCATTTACCAATAGTTTTTTCGGTCACATTAACCAGTTTAGCAACCTCCCGCTGCGTTTTACGCTGCTTTACAAAAAGTTCCTCTGCTAACCGCCTTTCCTTGTCTTTGGCCATAATCATTGTGTTATACGGCACAAAGTTGCCATAATCTTGAGGCCGGGGGGAATTGTGTTTTCTTAATAAGGGCTTGAAACCCTGATGATAAGGGTTCTAACCCTCACCTTGGCAAAGCAATTTTATAACCGCCCCCAATTGAGCAAAATTTGTTAGCCAATTGCAGTAATAAAACCAGCGAAATTTTGCACACACCAACGATTGACAGGATAATAATAACAGCCATTGCCGCGCAGGGTATAGAGATACTTGCCGAGCAATTTCCTTTTCAAATTTCTGCTGAGGAAAAAAACAATAAGGCTGTAGTAAGGATAAACGGGGCAATCTATGAATGGAATAATTCAGCCGATTGGTTCCGTGGCCAGATTCAGGCTTTTAATGAAAAAGGCATTGAAGATTTGGAGCTGTTTATCACCACACCTGGTGGAGATGTATTCCAGGCCGCCGAGATCCATAACGAGATTAAGGCCTTTAAAGGGAGAGTAATAGGCTACGGCGGTTCCTTAGTGGCCAGCGCCGGTACTTATATAAGATTGGCCTGCGATGAATTTTATATGGTGGCTAACGGAAAGTGGATGTACCATAAGCCAAATGGCGCCATTCGAGGCAATGAGGATCACTGGGAGAGCCGCTTAAAATTACTCAAAGATATCACTTCAGATTATCGCACCGGGTATGCCGAGCTCACAGGACTTACCGAGGATGAAATTGAAAGCCGCTGGGCTAAAGGCGATGTTTGGTTAAATGCAAAAGACGCCGAAAAAGAAGGCTGGATTACCGGTATTTCAAAATACAAGAGTAAAATCACAGAAAAGGAAACCGCAATGTTCACTGCCTGCGGCGCTCCTAATATTCCAAAAGCAGTAGAAACTAAATCAAAAACCGAGATGGATTTAAAAATGACAGCCCTTCAATTGGGCTTAGATGAAAATGCCACTGAAGCCGAGGTAAAGGCTAAAATGGCAGACTTGAGAGCTAAGGCCGAAAAGGCTGATCAGCTTGAAAAAGCGGCCAAGGATCAACAAGAAGCTGACCGCGCAAAAGAGATTAAGGCAATCCTTGACCACGGGCTGAAAGACAAAAAATTTACCGCTTCTCAGCGTGAAGGTCTTGAGGCTTTTGCCAAAGCCAACTTTGATGCTTTTAAGGCTCACGTAGAGAATATGCAGCCTATTGCAAAGCTTTCTGAGCAGGTAAACGGGCAAGCTGGAAAAGCAGGTGCCGGAGCTAAGGATAAGAAATTTGCAGATATGACCGCCGAGGAGCGCGATGCACTTGCAGAGGAAGACCCAGAAGCTTTTGAGGCTAAGTATGATGAATACCTAAGCGAATAAATCTACCACCAACCAATGTAAAAAGCGCCTGCGGGGTTGGCAGGCGCTTTTTTTAAACGATTTGAAAACCAAAAAACGAAGTAATGAAAAACGCATTTAGAATTTTGATGGCCTTAGGCCTTTTACTGGTAACCGTTGTATCCGGTTTTGCCAAAGAAAACCCAGAGGTAACGGCAATGGCCTCCGGCGCTGTGGTTTCTGACGATTTGAGGAATACCTTAAATGAAAAATTCATCCTTAAGAAGTTCCGCCACGTTGGAACCTGGTTAAGTGAAGTTACCAGCAAGGATAATTGGGTTAACAACGATACTATTAAGATCCCGAAAAGAAAAGGGGACAACGCGCCCGCGGTCTTAATTAATAATACTGTTTATCCTATTGCCACAGCGGGCAGAGAGGACGAGCACGTGGTTGTTTCCCTAAATAAGTATGATACCGAAAACCGCGAAGTTACGGACGATGAGCTTTACGCAATTGCCTACGATAAAGAAGGTGACGTAAACCTTGAGTTAAAAGAGGAGCTGGAGGAAAAAACTACCGACCACGCCCTGCACTCAATTTCGCCAATTAGTAACTCAGCTGATACTCCGGTATTGGAGACAACCGGAGAGGACGACGGAACCGGGCGTAAGCGTTTAACCAGGAAAGATCTTATTTCCCTTAAGGATAAGTTGGACAAACTGAAAGTACCTAAGAAAGGTAGAATAATGGTATTGTCTTCCACCCACGCAAATGACTTGCTACAAGAGGATTCTACTTTTGAGAAAGGTTACCACAACCGTGTGGACGGGGCAATTAGTATCAATTATTACGGGTTCAAAATCTATGAGGATGTGTACACGCCTTCTTATGACGACGTGAGCCTTGAAAAATTGGCCTTTGATAGCGTGAATGCCGGAAGGACTTCCACTATTGTATTCCACAAAAAATCTACCGCTAAGGCAAAAGGTACCGTAACCAGATATGCAAGACCCTCTAAGCAGGATCCAGAGCACAGAAAGTCTGTAATGGGGTACAGAATGTACTTCGGATGTTACGCCCTTATGGATCAGGGACAGGCCGCGATTATCGACGGTAAAGTAGTATAGTTTGAATAAAGCCAGGCAGGCCAACCTAACGCAGGTGGCCTGCTCCCTTACGGGGGAAATTCCTAAAAACAATGGTAACGAGTAAAGATTGCATCGATAAGTACGGAAAGCCCGATATCAATATGGAGCGGGCACACCTTACGCTTTGGGATATTCCTGAAGATATTAACAAGGCTATCCCCGAGATTCCTAATAAGGTCTATTGTAATAAGGCTTTAGTAAAGCCATTAGAGCAGGCCTTCAGGAATATTATTGAGCGGGATCTTGCCTGCCATATTCACACCTGGGACGGCTGCTTTAATATTAGAAAATCCCGTGGCCTTAGCTCGTGGTCTTTACACAGCTGGGCAATTGCGATTGATATAAACGCCGCCTGGAATGGTTTGGGGAAAGAGCCTCAAATGCCAAAGGAATTGGTAAAGTGTTTTACAGATGCCGGTTTTGATTGGGGCGGTACCTGGACACGAAAAGACGGGATGCACTTCCAATTAGCAAAGATCTAATGAGAACCTTTATAGCCATACTTGCTTTTATTCTGCTTACCTCCTGCGGTGGCCAAAAGCGGCCGATCGTAAATACGGTTAGCACTATTGACAGCACCTATACTACAAAGGAAATTAGAAAAAGGGATACCATTATTGCGGTACCCTTTTACAAGATTGGAATTTCCGCACCGGTAAAGGATCTAACAGAGGATCCAATAACAAAAAGCAATGGCCGTGCGAGCGTAAACCTTTGGAAGGTGAACGATACAATTTATGCCAATGCTGTTTGTGATTCCCTGGAGCTTGAAATTGAGTTACTGGAGGAAACCATTACAACCCTGCGGGATCGCAGGACTGATACTGTAAAAACCCTGCCGCCGGTAGAGGTTAAATACATTCCCTGGTACATTAAAATTCTTGCCTGGGCGGGTGGCCTTCTTTTCATCTTCCTGGGATACAAACTGATCAAATTGATAATTAAGTTAAACCTGAAAATACCCTTTTTAAAATGAAAAATAGATATAGCAGAAAGCAGCTTGTCGCTAAGTCGGTAGCGCTTTTTAAAGAAAGAACCGAGGCGGTTTTATATGCCACTTCAGACGGGCAGTTTTTTGTCCTTAAAGATCGTCGCAATATGCACGCTAAGCAGCAAGACCTTGGCACTTACGATATAGAGCGTAAAGAAGTTGAGGAGGAAATTAATGAGCCTGCTCCGGCTGCCATCAGTTCTAAGGAGGATAAGCCACAAACTGTAAAGCAGATTCAGGCCGAGGTGGCAAAAACTGAAGATGTGGAAGCCCTGGAGAAAATGTTGGAAGCTGAGAAAGCTTTGGAAGATCCCCGCAAAACAGCTGTCGCAGCTATCGAGGAGAGAATTGCCGAATTAAAAGAACCTAAAACCGAAGACTAATGAGTTTCGAAGGTGTATTATTTAATAAAGGCCAGGGTGGCCTGAACCGAACCAACGCCAGCACCGATGCGGTAATGGCCTTGGTGGTTTATACGCCCGAAGCCGCTAACCCAGCAATCAATAAGGCCATACGGGCAATACAACCCATTGACCTTGACGATGCCGGGTTTGACGAAAGCTACGACGCGAATAACGCAGTTTTGCTGCGCCACCACGCGGAGGAGTTTTTCGCTTATGCTCCTGAGGGAACCCTTTTTATAGTTCCTACAGATAAGGCCACTGCCGCCGCTTTTTTTGCAAGCGATGAGGCAAAAGCCATTTTTAGAGAGCAAACCGATGTTAAACGCATTGGCTTTGCCTACAACGCAGAGGTTGCCGACCTGGATCTACAGGCAGAGGCCAACGCCTCACAGGCATTTATTGCCGCCCTTGCTGAAGACCACATTTTACTTGACGGTATTTACCTGGAAGGTCGCGGTATTGGAACCGGAGCCGCTAATCTCAGAGAGTTAGCCGTACCAAATGTAAGCATAGTAATTGCCCAGGATTTGGTAATTGCCGCTAAAGATGCAGCTTATAATAAGTACGCGGCCATAGGCTCGGTACTTGGAATGAGAGCGGCCAGAAAGGTAAATGAGAACCTTGGTTCTGTTGACGTGATCAATAAGCCAATTACCCGCCGTGGAGGTATTAGTTTTCCTTTAACCAGGGAAACTGCCGAAAGGTGGCTAAAAGCTGCACTTTCTGACGGTACGCCCGTTTCCAGTTTAACCAGGGCAGAGCGCAAACAGCTAACCGATTATGGGTATATCTATGCCGGAGCCTTTCAGGGCTTTGGTGGATACTACTTTAACGGGGAGCCTACCTGCGTAGAGCTTGCCTCAGATTATTCCTCTGGAGAAAACAACGGCGTATGGAATAAAGCCGCTCGCGGAATTAGAGCCGCCTTGCTTCCAAAAGTACGCGGCTGGTTTAAGCGTAGTGTAGCCACTGGAGCCTTAACGGCCACAATGACCAAGAACCTTGAGAACCTTGCCGGGAAGCCCCTGCAAACTATGATGGTGAACGAGGAAATTTCAGGCTATGAGATTGTTATTCCAGTTGGCCAGAACCCTAATGATCAAACCCCGCTTTCTGTAAAAGCTACAGTTACCCTAGGCGCGATTATTTACGAATTTGAAGTTGACCTATCACTTAATTAATTATGGCACAAGTAACAAGATTAATAAACAAGTTTGGTAAGATGGCAGGATGGAATTCTGCCACTTACCACTTATACGGCCGCGATGTGGAAGGCATTTCCGAATTAGGATATGACGACACCATTGAGAAGGAAAAAGTGTACGGCGCCGGTAGAATGCCCATTGGCTTTGCCGAGGGTAACTATGACGCCAACTGTACCCTTAAACTTTACAAGGAGGAAGTGGTTGCACTTCAAGACAGCCTGCCCCCGGGGGTAAGAATTCAGGATTTACCGCCTACAGATGTAGTGGTAATGTATGAATATGAAAACCGAATTGTAACGGATATCATTCGCAATTTTCAGGTTGTAGGACTTGGAAAAGCTGTAAAGCAGAATGATAAAACGGTTGATCAAACCGTAGAATGTATGTGCAGTCACATAGACTGGAACGTGTAACTAAAAGAAATTAAAAATGGAAATTGGATTAGGATTTTTAGCAGGATTAGTGGTTGCCGGGGTAATAGCCGTGGTAGTCATTGTAAAATATTTCTCAGACATTTTTAAACCTTGAATATGAATAAGGAAACCAACCCAATAGGATACGCAGAGCAGGCGCAAATTGACGCCTGGAAAGAGAAGTACAAGCTTAAGTATGTACCTGAAATTACCACCACAGACGAGGAAGGCCAGGAGCACGTAACCTATGTTAAAAAGCCAAACCTGGAGTTACTCCAGCTGCTTGCCAACAAGGCGAAAGTTAACCAGGAGATTAAAGGCCTGGAGATGGTTTTTCAGGCCGTGAGAATTGGCGGATCTGAGGAGGTGCTTGCCGATGAGGATATGAAGTACGCCGCAATGATTGCCACCGGTAAACTTTTCAGACGTACGGAGGCCAAGCTAAAAAAGCGATAGCCGTTGGGGAAATCTCAACGGCACCAGGGGAAGATTTTCACTTAAAAGGTAACGCCCTCATAAGATCCTGGTTTGCCAAAGACCCTACAAGCTTATCTGTAGAAAAGTGGGCAGAATTGTATAACGAGGCCATTTGGCTTCAAAGAAACCAGGCTAAAAACCTTGCTGAAGTATTGGCAGCGGTTTTTGGGGGAAATGATAAGAATTAATGGCAAAGCACGAAACATCGTGGATACTCGAATTAGTTGATCACATTACAAAGCCCCTTCGGGATGTTACCAAGGCAACCGAGGGGACGCGTAATGTCGTTAACAACGTTTCGGGGGCGCTGGACGGTATGTCTGACGAAATGCGCGAAGTTGCCGAACGTTCATTGAAATCTCATAGCGAATTAACCAAGCTTTACCAAAAGGAGCAGGCCGAGATCAAGAAGCTTACAAAGTTGATGGAAGACCTCGGGGATTCCGTGGATCCACTTACAAAGGCTCAAATTGATTTTGACGTTAAGGATGCAGAAACTAAGGCGCGCCGGTATAAGGAGCAGCTTACCGAAATTGAGCGAGAACTGGAGGAAATTGAAAAAAGCCCAGATCCTGCAAAATTGGAGGCGAATTGGGGAGCCGCTGTTGTGGTGGCCAACCAGGCTGCCGAATTGGTAGACAAAGCCCTTAATACTTTCAATTTTGCCGTAGGGATTGAAGAAACCAGGACAGCGATTGCCAGAATGACCGGGGAGAGCGGCGATGCCCTTGATGGTTTAACCAGGAGAGCGCACCAACTTGGAAGGATCTATAAAGAAGATCCCGCGGAAATTGCCAAAGCGGCAAACGCAATGACCAAGCAAATTGGCGGTTCTTATGAGGAAAACTTTGCCCTTATCGAGGCCGGTTACCAAAAAGGCGCAAATATTAACGGCGACTTTCTTGATCAGTTAAAAGAATACCCTGTTTTTATAAAACAATTAGGTATAACGCAGGCCGAGGCAATTGCGCTGACTGCTCAGGCAGGAAAAGAAGGTATTTATTCCGATAAAGCGATTGACTCATTAAAGGAGGCCGACCTTTCCCTTAGGGAAATGGGGCAGGCTCAAATTGATGCCCTACGGGGTATTGGTATGGAGGTGGAAGATCTTGCCGGTAAGACCACTTTTGAGGCGGTGCAAATGATATCCAAAAATATGGAGGGCGCAAGCACCTCGGCCAAGCAGCTTGTTTTGGCAGATATTTTTAAAGGTGCCGGTGAAGATGCCGGGCTTGGGTGGATAGAAGGCCTTGCCAGTGTGGATATGGATATTAATAAAATAGAAAGCATCCAGGAGGCCGGCGGAAGTTTGCGCGGATGGTTGGCAGGTTTGGAGGCTTCATTTTCTGACACCTTTGGAACCATTGTCACAAATGCCAGCGAATTGAGCGGCGTTGCGATGTTTGTTTCTTCTATGATTCCCATTGTTTCCACACTTACAAAAGTTACCTGGCTGCAAACCGCCGCAAGTAAAGCGGCCACCGCTGGCCAATGGTTATGGAATGCCGCAATGACCGCAAACCCAATCGGGCTTGTAATTGCCGGGGTTGCTGCCCTGGTTGGCGGTATTGTTTGGGCTTATACTGAATTTGAAGGTTTCCGCAAGGTTTTAATGGGAACCTGGGAAGTGGTTAAGCTTTTCGGCAATACTATTAAGACTTACATAATTGACCGAATAAAAGGAATGCTGAGCGGGATTACCGGTTTGGCAAATGCCGTGGGATTGTTCTTTGACGGGAAGTGGGGAGCTGCTAAAGATGCCGGGCAAAAAGCCGTGGCTGATATGGTTGGCCTTGGAGCCGGCGGAAAAGCCTACGGGAAATTAAAGGACGGTATTGCCGGAGCTTATGAGGAAGGCGCCCAAAAAGGAGCAGAATCATTTGCTAATGACCAGGAAAAGAAAAATAAGAAAAAGAGCGTATTAGATCCTGGCAATTTTGATCTTCTGGATTTTAATAATGATGAGGAAGACGAGAAAACCGGGGGTTCGGTTACTGGAGGCACCACTTCCAGTTCCGGAAGGCCAATTAATATGACCTTAAATGTAAACAACAATTTCAATGTTGCAGACGGTAAGGATCTATGGGCAAGACGGGACGAGCTCCTGGACTACATAATTGGAAGAATTAACGACGGGCTTAGAGATGCCCTTATAACCACAGGAGCCTAATGGACTATACTATACCAAACCTATTTTTAAGCGCTTTCGGGCTTAAGATTGAAAAAATGTACGCTCCTCTTGTTGGTAATAATTTACCTCAGGAACCCGGTGACCTTTATTCAGGTATTGAAGTAATAACCAGTCTCCAGGAGGCGGTAAAAATTAGCCACCTGGGCACTCCTATTTTGTTTCCTATAACCTTTCTGGCTGGAACCTATAAAGCCTATGATAAGATAACCGGTGCAATTGAGGACGTAGTAATGGAGGAATTCCAATTGCCAACGGCCTGCGTTGCTTCCTTCAGGAGGCGAAAAATTATGAATACTACCAGAATGAGCGGCGGGTATGGAACCGTAAAGGAGATATACGGCTTTGACGATTACCAAATAAATATTAACGGCTTCTTTATTCCTGATCCAGGACAGCCGCAAGGTAAAATTTCAGTACTGGAGCAGGAGAATGAATTGAATAAATGGGACGGCCTGGCCTCCTCAATTAAAGTAAGTTCTGAGCTTTTCAACCTTCGGGAAATTTCCGCCATAGTAATGGAGGAATTTAATGTGGTACCGGAACGCGGTAAACCGAATGTAAGGCCTTTTAGCATTAGAGCGATAAGCGACGAGCCTACAGAAATATTTGAAATATTATGACCCTGGCAATGATAGCAAAATTGGTTTTTCCCGGTACTGAAAACAGACCGGAAACCCTGGTGCTAAGAAAAATTACCAGCGTAATAATTGAAAGCTCCTGGGAAATGTTGACCGATACGGCCACCATAAGAATGCCCAGGAACGTGAAGTACTTTGACAAAAGAAACGTGCGCAGCGTTTTCCGAAATGGCGATCCGGTGGAGATCTGGTTGGGGTATAATGACGAGAGTAATTTTAAGCTGGAGTTTTCAGGCTTTATAACGTCGGTTTCTGCCGATATCCCAATAGAGATAAAGTGCGAGGATAAAATGTATTTACTCAAGCGCCACAGTGTAAACGTGGCAATGAAAAGCAATAAGGTGGCCGACCTTATAGAGGAAATAATACCCGCCGGGATTCCTACAGATGTGGCCGATATAGAAGTAGGAAAAGAGCGCTTTCCAAATACCACGGCCGCGCAGGTTTTGGAGTGGCTCCAGGAAAGCAATATTTACTCCTACTTCAAAGGCGATACGCTGGTAGTTGGGAAAATATACAGCGATGATCAGGAGCCGCCGGTTGTTTTTGACTTCCATAAAAACGTAGTAGATAATAACCTCCAGTACCGGCTTAAAGAGGATATCCTTTTATGGATCGTGGCGGTTTCAACTTTGCCTAAGGGCAAAAAGATAAAGGTTGAATTAGGAGACCGTGGAGGCACCAGGAGAAATTTGAGCTATTACAATATAGCGGTAGAGGCCGAACTGGAGAAGCTTGCAAGACAGGATTATGAACGCAGTAAAGTTGACGGCTATGAGGGAGATATGGAAATATTTGGCACGCCAAGTATGCGCCACGGAATGAAAGCCGAAATAAATAGCCAGCTATACCCTGACAGGAACGGGGTGTACTGGATAAAGAAAGTAGTAAAAGAATTTACCGAGCAGGCGATTTACCACCAACGTTTAACGCTTGACCAACGCACAGGAAATGAGTGACAAGATCGTAGAATTTAAAAGGCTAATGACCGCCAAAGCCAAAGGGCAGGTACCTATCCAAACGGAGTGGGTTACTGTAAAGTCCGTGAATTGGGAAGATAAAACAATGGTTGGTACCGGAGAGCTGAATGAGCTGGATTATGAAGATGTGCTTTTAGGTCTTGGAGCTGTTTACAAAAAGCCAAAGGTTGGCTCCCTGGCGCTGGTAGGAAAAATTAATAATAGTGCTGGGTGCTTCTTAATTGACTGCGAGGGCTATGAGGAGATAGAGCTTAATTCTGATATAACCAACCTTCAGGTAAAAAAGAAGGGTATCAGACTTAAAAGGAACGGCGAGGATCTATTAAATGTTATGAATGATTTTGAGGCTGAAGTATTAAAGACTTTCACCCAAAACGGGATGGCTTTTGACCCGGCAAAATTCACACTAATTAAACAGCGGTTAAATGCTGTTTTAACGAGCGAATAATGAAAGACTTTCTTTTAGACGAGGAGAATGATTTAAAGGTTGTAGGCGCCGATTTTGCCACCGGGGAAACCGAAATGCAGGAGGTTGGGCTAATACTCTCAACAAACCAGGGCGAATGGAAAGAAAATCCTGTATTGGGTGCAAACCTTATAACAAAAATTAGAAGTAATCCCGATGCGGTAAGGCTCGAAAGAAATCTACGAATCCAATTGAGATTAGATGGCAAAGATTACGAGCAGATAAAAAACAAGATTAAAATGAACTTTAACCGATAACCCAATGAAACCCTTTTTTCCCAACCTACTCAGCTCCTTTAGCTCAATGCTTTCTTACCTCCTGCAAGGATTTGGATTTAAAAGCAGCAGCGATTTTTTAGAAAGCACTTTTACAGTCGTGGTACATCCCGCATTTAAAAAAACAGCAGTATCTGCCAGCCTTATTATTGCCACTCTCATCACGTGGCTAGAAAACACTACCGGAGTAGACGTGACTGTCCTGGTATTTTTTGTGTATCTGATTTGCGCGGAATTCCAAACAGGCCTTAAGGTCGCTATGATGAAAAATGGCGAACGATTCAAGAGCCGCAAATTTGGCCGCATGATCGTTAAGATTGGTGTCTATGTTATGATCGTGATAATGCTGCACAATTTTGCTGAAAGGTTTACGATCCCGAACCTTTTAGGCTTTGAGGTAAGCCCATTTATTTGGCTTTACTACACTGTATTTATTATGGTCATTTTCCAGTTGCTTATAAGTTACCTGGAGAACCTTAGCTCACTTGGATATCGTGAAATGAAAGGTATTGTGGGATTTGTGCTGCGCAAGTATAACAAATGGTTTGAATTTGATGGAACAAAGGATGGTGACAGTTTCCAATAACCAATCCCTCCTGGACATATCGATCCAGGTTTACGGCTCCATTGCCCAGGCGTTTGACCTGGCACTGGCGAACGGGCTGAGCATTACCTCAGTGCTGGAACCGGGGCAGGTTCTTGAGACGCCAGATCTGGAGACAGAGAATGCCGATATAAGAGATTACTACGCGGCCAACGGGATCAAACCCGCCACCGCAATAAGAGATAAAGAGAGGCCGTCCAATGGTGACAGCTGCAACTATTGCAAATTATTTGAATAATGGTACAAGCTTTAGAAATACTTAAACAATACATCACCTGCGAAGATGCGGCGATCAGGAACAAATTCTTTAACCTGCTCGACAGCTTCTGGCATAAGAACGACGGAGACGTTCTTAAAACCCATACTATCGATCAGGCCGGGAACATCGCCTTTACATTCTTAAAGTCCGATGGATCTACTTATAAAGTAAATCTGCCGGCACTTCCTAACAGCAAGCCTATTTCCTTTATAACTGGGCTTGAGGAAGCTCTTGGCGGTTTGGTTTCTAAAGTACCTGGAAAAGGTCTTAGTTCAAATGACCTTACTACAGAACTTCTAAATAAGCTTAATTCCCTTCAGAACTACCAGCACCCACAATACCACCAAATAGGAGAAGTTGAGGGCCTACCCGAAGCGCTGGAAGGAAAAGCTAATGCACCCGCTGAAGGTTACGGCTTTTCACAAGCTAACTACACTCCGGACGAAAAAGAGAAACTTGCCAGTTACAATCTGGGACACTACGGAAATCCCGTGGCGGATCTTGATGCATTGGCGGCAATTCCCGCTACTGAATATGCCAATGATCAACGGAGATATGTGGCCGCCCAGGGTTGCGACTATTTTTATGATGCTGATGCAGTTGCCGGGGATCTTGCACCTGCCGATCAGGTAGAGGGTATCGGTTTTTGGATGAAAGGAGTCACGGTCAATGAAATTATTGACGCACTTACATCAGGAGCATCAGATAAAGCTTTATCGGCTAACCAGGGAAGACTTTTAAGAGAACTCATTGCTCAACTTGAAGAAGTTCTTGATATAGATGAAAATATCAATGCCGTGAGAAACATTACGATGCGCAATAATGGGGAGATCAGTAGTGGTCTATACTTTTATGACAATCCAGACACTGAAACTCTTTACCAATTTATTAGGTACAATGCCAGTACAAATTTCATAGAAATTGGTAGCAATGATGGCCAGGGTGAGGTGATTTCCGCTAAAGTAGACAGGGGTAAAAAGGATTGGGAGTTTCAAGATTCTATTCAAATTTTGAAAGCAGGAAGGGGCGTAAGGTTTGCCACTCCAAGCTTCACAGGTGATGGAAATTCCAACTCAAATAAGTTTGAATTAAGGGTAGATGATGGAGGTGTTTTGGAGCTTTATTCCCTGGATATTAATAATCTCAACGCATTGATATGGAGTAGTAAAAGTAGCTCTTCGGCTCCAAAGCCAACTAAAATAATACCCAATACTTCTCAATATACTGCTGTACTTGAGGATAAGGATAAGTTCCTAATCTTCACAAACCCGATTAATTTTATTATTCCTTCCGGCATTTTTTCGGCGGATGATGAAATAGATGCCAGAAATAAAGCTAATGGAGATGTTACCGTAGTAGGTGGATCTGGAATGACGGTGCAGGTGGTGTCGAGCCAATCTAAGCAGGTGCCTCAATATGGATTTTTTGGGCTTCGGTTTGAAAGCGCCAGTGTATGCGGATTGTTAGGCCAATTAAAACCGATATAAGTATATGAATGCTGCTTTAGTACATAGCGAATTGAATTTCAACTGGCGGTTATTTGCAAAGACCGTCAGTAAATCTGCTAATTGGGGTTTTGACCGCTTTCGTCTATATTCTCCGAAATGGCACACCAAAGTTCAGGTGAGAAAGCAAGATGGTACCATCATGGACACCCAAGACTTTTCTGCTGGCGGATATGAGCACGAATTTAGCTTTGATCTTTCTGGGAACATAGATAATGAAGAACTTTCGGTATATATCGCCGGGGTGCCAGCCGGAGCATCATTTCTTCAGGCTTATGCATATCCAACCGGTTACAGTGGCACTTACGGCAGAAATGCAGAGATCACCTTTTGGGATTTTTCCCAGGTTAATTTAGTAGACGGCGGCGTTAATGGTATAGGAAGAATTAGGCTGGAAAACAACCCGGTAACCACTTTGGCTGGCCTGGAACATATTGCAGCCGGGGAGATTAATTTTACCAATTGCCAGTTAGATGCTGAAACCTTAGCTGATGCACTTATTGGAATAGATAACTCCGGGGTTCTCAATGGCTCTTTCAGCTACTCCGGCAACCTTGCGGCGCCAGCAGAACGAGCCTTGGCCGCTTATAATAATTTGAAAGATGTTAAAGGGTGGGCTTTGACTGGGGAGGTGCCGGTTGATGCTTCTGAATTCGAAGCCGAAACAATCGCTTATATGACCGAGGTGGGTATTCCAGACGATACTAACGACTCTATATATCCAAATAAGACAAACAAAGACGTTTGGGTAATTATGGACGATTACTTCAAAGAATTGAAGGCCAATAACCTTTTAAGCAAATTCGAGCTTGATTATTCATTTATAGGAGGCACAGGAGCTTCGCACGCGATAAACTTAAAAAACCCTTCGTCGAATAAAATTACTTGGTTCGGGTCTATAATTCACAACGCTCTAGGGGTTCTGTTTAGTGGGAATGGGTACGGGAAAACAGGCTATATACCATTTAATAGCAACATAGAAAGCTTCACGAGTTCAACAACAATTATTGTTAGCGGTACTAACAATAATCCAACAAGCGTAGATACTTATGAATATGGAGCGCAAAACGCATCGGGGTCGAACATAACGACTATAAAAAGAAAAACAGGCTCAGGTTCTAAAGATGGAAATATATCTAAAAGGTGGAACGCAGATCATGAGTCCACCTTTCAAGATGCTTTAGGCGTCTCGGCTGTTGTTGTTGACGGTTCTTTTTTTCAATGGTATAAAAACGGGGAGGCTTCAGGCGGTCTAATTAATGTTACTGGCTCTCAAAAACCTAACTTAGAAAGTTATATCGGTACTATAAATTTATCAGGCGAACCTTATTCTTCAGGATACACAAACCAAAGAATACAGGGAATTATAATAGCCTCAAAATTAACCGCTGCCGAATTAGCTACATTGACAACCTTAATAAACACGAGAGAGGCCGCCCTCTCTAGAAAAACTTGGTAAAAATGAAAGCATATAAAATAACATCATCAGAAAAAGAATCTCTTGGCGGCCAAAAAATGGAATCAGGCGGGTATTTCAATCCTGTACAAGATATAAATGGCGATTGGTTCATTTTTGAAGTAGAACATCAGGCTTGCGACTTAGGTGTGGAAGCCGATTTCAATCCACCACCAACTGAAGAATTAATTTAATTATTGATATGAAAAAAACACTACTACTATTCGCATTAAGTTTTAGCCTTACCAGCTGTATGGCTCAAAAAGTTGAACTTATTCAAAGAACTGTGATCGCACTTACAGTCAACACAATTGCCGGGGAGGAAATTACCCTGAAAAGCGAAACCGGGCATTTGTTTCTCGCGAATCAGAATCCGGCAGCTTTTACGCTGCCCAAAGGTTTGCGCCTGGAAGAAGGCCGCAAATACTATGTGAGCTTTGAAGATTTAGACTGCCAGGACTGTTTTAAGCGAAAGATTAAGATTGTAGCATTTAGCCTTCATCCACACCAGGTAAATCGCGATATGGCGCAAATCAAATCTAACTATCAATGAAAACGACCTTTTTAACACTTGCGCTGCTATTCAGCTTTGCGGTTTCGGCGCAGGAACCGTACACTAATCGTCCGGACATTGTTCGGCCTCTCTTAGATAATTTTGAACAGGAGGCATTGGCACGTGGGATTGAAGTGAAAGAACGAATTGCGGCCATTGACAGCATAATGGTAATTGAGCAGCCTGTTAGCAAAGGTGGCCAGCCCTCCTTATCTGGAGATAAGGCCGACGGGATTACCTGGACACGTGGGCAGGATCTTTGGATTGAACTAAAGCGGGCAAAAATGGAGGAAAATGACGGTTCGAAGCTTCGCCTGTTCCTCCACGAATTAGGTCATGCAATGGGCTTGGATGATTGCTGCCAGTGCCACTATGATATAATGCGGTGCCAGGCGAGCGACAGGGCAAACTTCCTGTTCAGGGATGAAGACCTGGCAAAGATCTACTTAGACGCTTTTTTTGAAGCGGTAAGGAACCCTAAAAAATGGAATGATGGCCACACTCACTATTGAGCAAATCAAGAACCAGATCCTTCAGGAAAAAACCAATCAGGAGGCACTTGCAGGGCTTGACAGCACCTCAAAGGTTTCAATATATAATCTGTGGGCATATATCGTCGCGGTTTGCATCTGGAGCCTTTACCAGGCAATGGATATTTTCCGCGTAGAGCTGGATCAGAAGATAAGGGAACAAAAGTTGTTCTCCCGGCTTTGGTTTCGCAATGCCGCTTTAGATTATCGGCACGGCCACCCGCTGGATGAGACCACAGGATCTTATCCCGGTACCGGTTACACCGATGCCCAGATCGAAGCTGCAAAAGTGGTTTCCAGGGCTGCGGTTATTGAGGTGGAACTTAACCAGCGAAAGCACATTTTTATCAAAATGGCGAAGGAGGAAAATGAAAAGCTGGTAAAGCTTTCCGAAGAAGAACGCAGCGGTGTGGAGCAATACTTTGCCAGGATCAAACCCGCCGGTACCAAGATCGTCACCTTGAGCGATGATCCAGACGAACTGAAGCTTAATATTACTTTCTTCTATAACCCGCTCATTCTTGACCAGAACGGGGCGCGAATAGACGGAAGTGATAACACTCCTGTTCAAACGGCCATTAACCAGTATTTGAGTAACCTTAAATTCAACGGAGAATTCATTCTTTCGGAACTGGTGGACATCCTTCAGGAAATTGAAGGCTGTGCAGACGGGGAGGTTTATGTGAATTCTGCGGAAGCTAACTATCTGCAGCCTGCAGAATGGAAACCGATAGAAAGCAGCTACATCGCCAATTCAGGTTATATGGAAATAGCCGAACTGGAGGAGGAAGATCCCGAGACCGGTCAGCTAATTACCGTTAGCGGCCTTACAATTGTATTTAAATCGAAAACAGTACAGCTTTAATGGATTTTTCAAAGGTATATGATATAAAGCTGAATGACCTGGTCATTCATTGCCTGCCAATCGGTTTAAGGCAAAGCGGAATGATTGCCTGGTTAAGGTGCCTGGTAAAGCCGGTTGTGAACCTGCACACGCAGTTCTTGACCTTCCGCAGAAATTCATTGTACAAGATTGAAAACACGCCGCAGGTATTTGCCCTGGAAAATGTGCTTAATGATGCCTTTGATGTTCAGTTAAGGCGTATCAAAGTAGGCGACGGAGCCTACCGGGATGGCGTGTGGTTCTACAATCCAGAAGAGCAAAAGCCGGTTTTATTTTACGATCCTGCAGAAAATGCACCGGTACATTTTTACGACGGCGGACAGCTGCAGTCTCTAGATGTTGACTTTGTTGTTTCAGTTCCTTTTGAACTTCGGGAAGCTCAGATTATCAGAATGAAGTCCTTGATCGATTTTTACCGATTGCCGGATAAAACCTATAGAATTGAATCAGATTAAAAGTTATGAATAAGATAGTAGTATTAGGCGGCGGTTTCCCAGGCACCTCAAAGACCTGGCGCTTTGTTCGAGATATGATCAACGAGGTTCACGGTGTGGCCACTGCTTTAGGCGGTGAAAATTGCATCGTGAAAGGCTGTGAGGTTACCAATGGATCTGCTGCCGACGGGATAGTGATCATTGGCGGAGAGGCTTTGCCTTTCCAGGGAGGCCCCGTTAAGTCTCATGTAGAAATAGTGGAGAGTATAGAACAGGTGCAGTACTTCAATGATTCAGAAGGTGACGGCCAGGCCGACGTGCAGGATGCTTATTTTGAGCGCTACGCCCGTTTTGCAGCTGAAGGGACCGCCTGGGCAGACCTGAAGCGGATAAGTCCGTTAAGCGAGGTTTCTAAGCGTTTACCGCCAAAACAGTGTGGTCTTCCTTATTGGGGTGCCGTTAATGATATCCCGGACGGCTGGCAGCTATGTGATGGCAGCAACGGAACTCCGGATTTGAGTGGAATGTTTGTAGTGGGCTTAGATCCAAATGATCCAGATCACAATGAAATAGGTAAAACGGGAGGATCTCATAAGCACACCTTAACCGAAGAGGAGCTGCCGAGCCACAGCCACAGCGGGAGCGTTTACATTAAACCTCACAAGCACAGCCTGCCTAGAGCGGTTCCGGCCTACAACAGCTTTTCAGGTGACACTAACCGTTTCACGAATAAAGACAATATTGGTTCAACTGATGTTACTGAGACCAGCCTTAGCGGTTCTCAAACGGCTTCTTTCACCACAGCAAGTACCGGAGGTGGGAAATCTCACGAGAACCGGCCTAAGTTCTATACAATGGCCTGGATTGCTTATACGGGATAGTTTTCTTTAAGGGGGTAAAAAACCCCCGGCCATCAGTTCTGCCGCCAAGCAAAAACTAACAAAGCACGTTACACGTACAGACCGAGGGGAAGCCTTGAGGTACGGGTAATGTGCTTTTTTATTGCTTGGCGGCGAACAAATATAACCAATTATAGAATTATGGCAACAAAGGAAATTAATTACAAGGAGCAATACGGAGTTATTGTAATGTGCAATGATGAGGAACATCAGCGCAAGGTCTACGAGGACCTGAAAAAGGAAGGTTTAAAATTAAAAGTAGTAACGGTATGAGAGTTCAATTACAACACAGGTGCAGCGATTTTGACAGCTATAGAGCTGCGAGGGTAAAAAGCATGTTTAACGCAGAAACGGGCTGCAATTGGGAGAAAGAGGTAAATATTGATCTTCCGGAAGATTGGGGGCTTGGCCTCATTGTCGGGCAGTCAGGAAGTGGCAAAACTTCACTTGGAAAAGCCTTTTTTGGAGAGGATAAAATATATAATCCTTATGCGGGCTGGGATAACTCAAAGCCCATTGTTGACTGTATTAACCCGGAGGGTAAATTTAATACAGTTACCGGTGCCCTTGCAGGTGTAGGTTTAGGAGACGTGCCCTCCTGGTTAAGACCTTTTGGGGCTTTAAGTAATGGCCAGCAATTTAGGGCAGGACTAGCCAGGGTAATTTGCGAAGCCCCAGAGCAAATTGTTATTGACGAATTTACAAGCGTTGTAGACCGTCAAATTGCTAAGGTGGGGGCTTTGGCCTTCGGAAAAGCGTGGAGGCGTAATAAGGGCAAAAAAGCGGTGCTATTGTCCTGCCATTACGATGTAATTGAATGGCTGCAACCTGATTGGGTTTATAACATCGACACGAACGAATTAAAAAAAAAAGCGATCTCGGAAAGCGACCAGATATCGAGCTTGAGGTTTGGAAGGTCAGCGGAAGTTACTGGAAGCATTTTAAACCGCATTATTATTTAGACCTGGCAATGCCGGTAGCGTCTGAATACTTTGTGGGAACCGTAAACGGTGAGCTTGTTTGCCATTTGGCTGTTGCCCCACTTTTTACCGCCGGGGCTTATAGAGCCACCCGCTTAGTAGTTATGCCGGAATGGCAAGGAGCGGGCGTTGGTATTAGATTTTTAAATGAGGTTTGCCAAAGACACCTGGACGGCCACGGCCGAAAAGGAAAAAAATTAGGCACCTTTTTCCATACCACACACCCGCAATTATGCGCGGCCTTGAGAAAGCAGCCGGGCTGGATCTACACCAAATCGATGCTATACGGCAGCAACAAAAAAAGAAGCATAGAGTCAATACAGAAAAAATCAAAAGTAGGAATAACAGGAACTGGATATGGCGGACACTTTCGCGCAATTCAGGGATTTAAATACATTGGAGAGCAATGAGAAAATTAAGAGTTTTTATAAGCGGCCAGAAATACTTTGCAAAAGAAGTATTCAGGCTTTGCCAATCGATTGAGGGCGTTGAGATTGTTGGGGTATGTACGCCTGTAGGCGATAAGTATCTTGGCTCAATAGCCTCAACCTTTGGAATTGATATAATACCGGCAGGATCCTTAAACGCTGATACAATGCCGGAGGGCGTTGATTTAGGGATAACCGCCCATTCATTTGACTTTATAGGCAGGAAAACCCGGTATAAGACCCGGTTAGGCTGGATTGGCTACCACCCCAGCCTTTTGCCTAAACATCGCGGCCGCTCAGCAATTGAGTGGGCTTTAAGAATGCGGGATGATATAACAGGCGGGAGTGTATTCTGGCTTAATGGCGGCATAGACCGCGGAGATATTGCTTACCAGGATTGGTGCTTTATTGATCCAAAGTATTATTTAATGAGGCCAAAGGAGGCCGCCAGGCGCTTATGGGAGAACGATCTGCAACCAATTGGGTTAAGACTAATGCGGCAGGCCGTAAGTGAAATAAAAGCCGGCATAATCAAGAAAACCCCGCAGGATGAAAGATTTAGTACCTTTGAGCCAAACACAGATGTAAAGGACGTCTATAAGCCGGACTTACTTATGATAGAGCGATATGGAAGTCCCAGCACATAAAAAAGCCCCGCAAAGGGGCTTTAAAATGCGTTTAAACAGTATTTAATTATATCTTAGCGTGTGCGTTTTTTCCGCACAATTCGTTTTTAATTTTTGAACAATTCGTTTTCGCGATTATAAATTTTATTAAAAGTTAAAAACTAGGGTATGGCTACAAGCTGAACGGTTTCCCGGGTGATTTGCTTGAGAAGCACCTTTTTGTCTTTCTCCAGCGTCGCCACTGCGTTCTCATCAAAATGC